CTGAAGGTAATGATGTAACAGCTACTCAAATTAGTTTAGATACACTTGTTCATGTTGTAGAACCGGCAATGGGTGGTTATTTCAAATACATTATGGATTTTATTATGGATATGAAAAAAGTATTCCCAACATTAGGTGATGATTGGGGTATGTACATTCCTGAGGTAAAATACCTTTCACCTGAACCACTTGTAAACTACAAAGATTTGAGTTTAACTAAATACGATGACGTTCACTTTGTAGGTGATGCTCTATCAGCCCGTGGTATTACAGTATCAGGAGCACAAGCAATTTATGTTGCTGAATCTGTGCTTGGAAATTGGAAAGAACATTCGTATCTTTTAGAACAAGGTACTGGAGATATATTTTAATTATGGAAAATAACAAATTTGAATTTACAAAACGCCTTACCAAAGCTGACGGCACTGTTGCTTATGTTTGGAATGGTAAACTTCACAATTGGGATGAGGCAGCATTGGTTCACCCTGATGGAAAAAAAGAATATTATATTCATGGTATCCAATATACTTTGGATGGTTGGAAAGAAGCAAGACGTAATCGTGAAGGATTACCTTGGTATAAGAATCCAGCAATGAAAGGACAAACAAATAGATTTTAATTATGGGACACAAGTATCAACCACTCCCCCGCAAAGGAGACATTTATGAAAAAGCTTGGGGGCATGAATTGTGGATAGTGAATGATGAGGAGTATTGTGGTAAATTACTTGTATTTGAAAAGGGTAAAAAATTCTCAATGCACTACCATTTGATTAAAAAAGAATCATGGTATGTTGCTGAAGGTGAATTTGAATATGGTTGGATAAATACAGAAACAGCTTCTCATGAATCAACTGTGCTTCGTCAAGGAGATGTCGTAGATTTAGAACGTGGACAACCACATCAATTGAGAGCACTTACACAAGGAGCTACAATTTTTGAGGTATCTACAAAACACTATGAAGAAGATAGTTACAGAGTACTACCAGGATCATCACAATTATGAAAATAGGATTATGCGGAACAATGAGTGTAGGTAAAACTACACTCGTTAACGCTCTTAAAGAGCTACCAGAATTTAAGGATTATCAGTTTGCTACTGAACGTTCAAAATATTTGAGCGATTTGGGTATTCCATTGAATACTGATTCGACTATTAAAGGACAAATGGTATTTTTAGCTGAACGAGCTACAGAATTGATGTGTGAAAACATTATCACAGATCGTACTATAGTTGATGTAATTGCATTTACAAAAGCAGCTAAATCTATTAGTTATGATGAAGCTAATGATTATACACAATTAGCATCACGTTTAATTCCAGAATACGATTATTTGTTTTATGTTTCTCCTGAAGGAGTTGATATGGAAGATAATGGTGTTCGTGAAACTGATTTAAAATATCGTAATCTAATTGATACTATTATCACAAGTACACTTAATGATTATAAATCAAGAATTAAAAATTATGGTATTTTAGAAGGTCCTACAGAACAGCGTATTGAGCAATTGAAATTTCAATTAGGGTTGTAATATTTATAACAAAACCTTTACAATGAAAAAATCAGAAGCTAAAGAATATATCAAAGAACTTATCGTATCTGAATTAACAGAAGCTACTCCTGAAGATGTAAAAAATCAAGCTGCATTAAATAAAGAATTAGAAAAAACTAAAGCTTTAACAGCTGATTTAATGAAAGAGGAAGAAGATGATGTAGAACCAACAGCAAAAGATATTGCTGCTAATGCTTCAATTGCAAAACTACAATCCAAATATAATGAGGTAGTTAAGCAAATGAAATCAGTTGTAAATAAATATAAATCAGCTGAAGGTGCTGAAAAACAAAAATACGTTGATCAATTAAAAGGTTTAACTAAGCTTAAAAAAGAATTAGAAGCTATGATTAATCCTTCGCTTGACGACGAAGACGAAGATTAATTATGGATTTAAAAAAGGTTTTTAACAATTTTCAAACAATATTAATTGTAGCATTAGTTATTATTATTTTACTAATGCGTGAATGTAGTGGTGGAAAACAATCTACCACTCCTCGTATTGAAACAAAAACAGTAACTGAATATGTTACTGTAGAAAAAGAAACTAAGGTTTACGTTCCAAAAATTAGAACGATAATCAAAACTCGTATTGATACATTTAATACTCCAATTGATACAGCAGCAATCTTAGCTGATTATTACGCTGAAAAATATTACGAAGACGAACAAAATTTAGATAGCTTATATTTAGTAATTTTAGATACTCTATCAGAAAATTCAATCACCGGAAGACAAATCAAATACACCCTTAAATACCCAGTAACTACAATTACAACTAAAGAGTATATTAATCAAAGAGAATTGTATTATGGTGTTGGTTTAGATATTGCTTCATTTAACTTTTTTGGAGGAGAATTATTTTATAGAACTAAAAAATCCCAAGGATACGGCTTAGGAGTTGGAATTAATAATAAATTACAACCAATGGTTATAGGTCGTATGTATTGGAAACTAGGAAAATGAGTCAACAACCAGATTTAAGACAAATAATCCGTGAAGAATATTTAAAGTGTGCCCAAGATCCGGCTCACTTTATGAAAAAATACTGCCACATCCAACACCCGCAACGTGGTAGAGTATTATTCAATTTATACCCCTTCCAAGAAAAAACATTACGTTTATTTAGAGATAACCCATACTCAATTGTATTAAAGTCTCGTCAGTTAGGTATCTCAACATTAGCCGCAGGTTATTCATTATGGTTAATGTTATTCCATAAGGATAAAAACGTACTTTGTATTGCAACTAAACAGGAAACCGCTCGTAACATGGTTACAAAGGTTAAGTTTATGTTCGATAACTTACCTTCTTGGTTAAAGATAAATGCTGAGGAAAATAACAAGTTATCATTACGATTAGGTAATGGATCTCAAATTAAAGCCACCTCAGCATCAAGTGATGCAGGTCGTTCAGAAGCAGTATCTTTGTTGTTAGTGGATGAGGCAGCGTTCATTGAGCAAATTGGTGAGATTTGGGCCTCAGCTCAACAAACACTTGCTACTGGTGGTGGTGCTATTGTGTTATCTACTCCTTATGGTACAGGTAACTGGTTCCATAAAACTTGGGTTTCAGCTGAAAGTGCTGAAAACGACTTTTTACCAATTAAATTACCTTGGTATGTTCACCCTGAGCGAGATGAAAATTGGAGAAAAAGACAAGATGAATTACTGGGTGATCCTAGATTAGCAGCACAAGAATGTGATTGCGACTTTAGCACCTCAGGTGATGTTGTATTTTATTCTGAATGGGTAGAATTTATAAAAGAAACAACAATAAAAGAACCAATCGAGCGTAGAGGAGCCGACCAAAATTTATGGGTATGGGAACCAGCAGATTATACACGCGAGTATATGATAGTAGCTGACGTAGCCAGAGGTGATGGTAAAGACTCTTCCGCTTGTCATGTAATTGATATAGCAACTAATACACAAGTTGCTGAGTATCGAGGACAGCTTCCACCTAAAGAATATGGTTATTTCTTAGTCGGTTTAGCTTCCGAATATAATAATGCAATGTTGGTAGTCGAAAATGCCTCAATCGGTTGGGCAACATTAGATGCTATCATTGAAAGAGGATATAGAAATTTATATCATTCTCCCAAATCAGATCAATTAACAGCAGATTCTTATCTTAAAGTATTTGAAGGTAATTCAGATATGACTCCTGGATTTACAATGTCTTTAAGAACAAGACCCTTAGTTGTAAATAAATTTAGAGAATATGTTGGTGATCGTTCTGTAACAATTCGTTCAAAACGTTTGTTAGAGGAAATGAAAGTATTTATTTGGAAAAATGGCAGACCAGAAGCTCAATCAGGATACAACGATGACTTGGTTATGTCATTTGGTATAGGAATGTTTTTAAGAGATACTTCACTAAAATTCCAACAACAATCTCATGACATGACTCGAGCTACACTTGGAAATATGAGTAAAACTAATTACCTTGGAGGATACAATAATAACCAAATGAAAAACCCTTACTCTATTCAAAC